GCTTTCGGGCAGATGTCCAGCGACCTGATGGCATTCGCCACGGTCTACGGCGCCGAAAACCGCAAGATGTTCGAGATGGCCAAGGCAGCCGCAATTGCGTCGACCCTAGCAGAGACCTATGTCGGCGCGCAGCGGGCATTCTCGGCCATGGCCGGCATCCCCGTAGTTGGTCCGGCGCTCGGCGCGGCGGCTGCCGGCGCGGCAGTTCTTGGCGGTATGGCCAGGGTCGCGCAGATCCGCAGTCAGTCCATTCCCGGTCGGCAGTACGGCGGCCCGGTAGCGGCCGGCGGCATGTACCGCATCAACGAAACCGGCGCGCCGGAGGTGTTCAACGCCGCCAACGGAAGACAGTACATGCTGCCGAACCAGCGTGGCGAGGTAGTGAGCAATGCGGAGTCCAGCAGGCAGTCGATGCCGAACATCCAGGTCATCAACAACGGGCCGCCTGTGAGCGTGCGGCAGGAAGTCAGCGGCGACCAGATCAAGCTGATTCTGGACCTCGCCGAAGACCGCATGGCAGGCAGCATCACCCGCGACGGGAAGGTCGGCAAAGCGGCTCAACGGGCCTTCGGGCTGGGAAGGGCAGGACGATGATTGAGTACCCACAGGGCTTGCCCTATCCGCTGCGTGACGGCCTGTCGCTGCAAACGGTAGACCCCGCGCTGCGCACGCAGATGCAGAGCGGGTTTGCCAGGCAGCGCCGGCAGTACACCAGCACTCCGACCATGTCGTCGGTGTCGTGGCAGCTGACCGAACAGCAGGCGGTACTTTTCGAAGCCTTCTTCGAGGAAGTGCTCGTCTCAGGCTCGCTCTGGTTCGAGTGCCCCATGAAGACGCCGATGGGTGCGCGGGAATACATCGCGCGGTTCGCCGGTATGTACAGCGGGCCGGTCCTCGTGCCGCACAACCGCTGGCGCATCTCCGCAACGCTTGAGCTTCGCGAGCGGCCGATTCTGCGCGGCGGATGGGCGCTTTACGCACCCGACTACATCCTCGGCTCCGACCTGATGGATATCGCCATGAACGAGAAGTGGCCACGCGCATGACCATCCTGAATCGCTTCTACGCGAGCAGCGGCAGTGAGGTACGCCTACTGACGCTGGAAATCAATGACGGGGTTGAGCGGAAGTTCCTGGTCGGCGGCTGGGATGACGTCACGGCGCGCCTGGAAACAGGCGAGACCGTTACGTTCACAGCCTACGGGCTCGATATCGCGCTCCCTGCCAGAAATGCAGACGGAACCCAGGATCTGACCTTCGCGGCCTGCAACGTCAATGGCGACGTCAGCGCCTACATCAAGGATCTCCTTGAGAGCGGGCGGGAGTGCGAAGTCATCCAGCGCACGTACCTTGATGTAGACCTGCTCGCCCCTGCCGAGCCACCGCACCGGTACAAGCTCAAGGGCGGCGCCTGGACGGTTACTCAGGCTGACCTGAACGCCGGCTACTTCAACCTGCTGGAAACCGGCTGGCCGCGCAACTTCTACACCCCCGACATTTTCCCCGGCACTCGCTACCTATGACCGATTTGACCAAATATCTCGACGGAATCTGGGTCGAGGGCGGCCGCTCGTGGCCGGAAATTGACTGCTACGGCCTGGTGCTGGAAGTGCGGCGCGGCATGGGTCTTCCAGAGTGGCCGGAATGGGGCGAGGCGCGCCAGGGCGATTCGATGCAGGCGGCCGGCGACGAGCTTACCCGCGAGCGAGAGCGCTGCCAGCCTGAGCCCGGCGCCGTCGCGATGTGCTACCGGGGCAGCATGCTCACGCACGTTGCCGTTGTCGTTGAGGCTGATGGCGTGCTGCAGGTCCTGGAGTGCAACTCCGGCAGCAATGTCCGGCTGACCCCGCTGCCGCGCTTTTGCCGGCGGTTCGTCCGAGTGGAGTTTTACCGATGATCCGCATCTATCCGTCGCGCCTGCCGGGCGAGCCGCTGGAAACGCACCATATCGAGAGCAGCTTGACCCTGGCCGCGTGGCTGGACGGGAACGTGAAGGGCTTCGTGCTGGATCGCAGCCATCCGATCACCGTCGACGTGGATGGCGTCACCTTGCCGCCAGAGCGCTGGGAAGAAACGCAGATTACAGCCGGCAGCGACGTGCGCATTTACCCGATCCCGCAGAACAGCAGCTGGATTGATTTCATCATCCCCGGCTATTCGTTGCAGTGGAAGGCATTTGAGTACGTCAAAAGCCTGTTCGATACGCCGAAGCCAGGCAGCTTCCAGTCCGGCAGGCAGATTGGCGACTCGGCGTCGAACGGCAACCAGGCGCGCCCCGGCGGCGTCGTTCGCGAGCTGCTGGGCCAGTCACGAATCTATCCAGACCTGATCAGCGCGCAGGTTTCGCGGTTCGTCAACAAGCGCCGCATGGAAACGCAGATGCTTCTGTGCATCGGCACCGGTTCCTATTCTGTGCTTGGCGGTAGCGTGCGCGTCGGGAATACCCCGTTCGTTTCGCTCGGCGCCGATGCGTCGTTCGAGATATACGACCCGGGCGAATCGCTGGCCGGCGATCAGGCTGCAGAGAACTGGTATCTCTGCCCTGAGATTGGAGCAACTGGCGGCGGCACCCCCGGCCTCGACCTGGGTTCTGAGGAAACTGCCGGCGAGGCGCCGATCACCGACGCGCTGTTCCTGAGCGGGAAAACGCTATCGCTGGTCGGCGGCGGCGCAGAATTCCCGGCATCCTGGACGCCAGGCAATACGGTCGTTATCCGCGCGCCGGACAACTATCAGATCGCGCAAGTCGGCCCGCGCTCGCGCATTAGCGGGCCGCTTTCTGATCTCGCGCCGAGCGTGGACATGAAAGTTTCGCTGCACTACGCCGGCGCGGAATACAGCCTGGTCGTTTACGCATACGCGGCGGAGGTGCCAGGCGTGCCCGGCGTCGGCGGCTCGCCGTCTACCGTGCTGGCCAGCGCTGCGCCAACCACCTACGATTTTTCGGTAAACCCGGCCGTCTGGACGATCACCTATCAGGGAGTCACGCGGACCCTCAGCTGTTCGGCCAACTACGCCAACATGTCGGCCCTCGTCGCCGACCTGACGTCTCAGCTTTCCGGCATGGGCCTGACCGCACAGGACAGCTCTGGTCGCCTGCTGATCGGAGAGCCGATTTCGCCCTACCTGGGCGGCGTGATCAGCCAGTCTAGCGCGCCAATCGAGCTGTTCGGGGTTTCGCCGACCTACACCGTAGGCACGGCATCCTCTGGCGGTACGCCTCCGCAGGCGGCATACGTCGAACTGGATTACGACAATGCCGTGCCGCCGAGCGAGGGCGATCCTGGCTCGCCGGCTACTCCGTTTTCCGGCCTGCCGCTGGGCGACGTGCGACTCTCGCTGAGCCATCGCGGGGCACAGTACAGACTGACCTCCGTTTCCGGCACAAGCGCCGGCGTGGACCGACTGTTGCTGGGCGTGGTTGACGCCGGCTGGTCCGGCTGGGCGTCGCGAACCGTGCTGGACTACTACGCCGCAACCGCGCCGACCGGCGAGAACTGGGTAGGGCCATTTTACGCAGCGCCAGAGGGGGCGCTCGTAACTGAAATTGAATACGACATCATGTTCCCGTCAGGGCTTGGATATGCCAACAGCGATGGAGATCTTGAGGCTATCCGGCGATGGTCTGAGCTGCAATGGAGGGACTCATCAGTTGGAGGGGCATGGACCACTGTGTCAAATCAGTACCGGGACGCAACTGCAGATCAAATCGGGTTCACCCATGACCTGTTGCTGCCGTACCCGATGCGACCCCAGGTTCGCGTGAGGCGCGTTGGCGCAACAGGGAATAGCCGAGACTATGAGCGCATGAACTGGTACGGCCTGCGCGCGCGACTGCCGCACGCTACGTCCTATCCCGGTTACACGACCATGACGGCCACCATTCGCACCGGCAGCCGGCTCAGCGCGCAGTCAGATCGCAAGATAAGCGTGGTGGCCAATCGGCTCTACCCGGGCGGCCTGTCCCGGTCGATCCGCGATGCCGTCTACTGCGTGACCGACAGCCTAGGCATCAGCAGGGCTGAGCTGGACACGCAGCAGATTGACGCGCTGCAGGATGCGTTCTGGGGGCCGCGCGGCGAGACGTTCGACCTCGATTTCACGGATCAGCAGACCGTGCGCGACGTGCTGCGGACGATATTCGCCGCCGGCATGGGTCACCTGAAATTGTCGGGCGGCCTGATCAGTGCAGTCCGCGAGGGCGTGCAGTCGGTTCCGGCCGGCGCGCTCAGCCCGCACGAGATGAGCGGGCCACTGCAGGTGTCGTTCCAGGCGCCGGCTCACGACGATTTCGACGGCGTCGACGTGGAGTATCTGGGCGCAGCCACTTGGACAGTGGAAACGGTTCAGTGCCGGATGCCGGGCAGCGCCGGGCGCAAGGTCGAGAAGATCAGTGCGGATGGCGTAACCAGCCGCACGCGCGCCTGGCGCATCGGCATGCGTCGGCTGCGCAAGTTGCTCGGCCAGCGGCTGTCGTTCTCGTGTGACACGGAAATGGACGCGCTGAATTTCGAATACCTGGACCGAGTGACGCTGACCGACGACCTGCCGGGGACCACCATTTCCTCGCTGATCATCGGGGCGGAGTGGCAGGGCGACCGCGTGGTGCTGACCACCAGCGAGCCGCTGGACTGGTCCGTTGCCGCGCCGCGCTGCCTGATCCGTCGGCATGACGGCACGGTCACTGGCGTGCTGACGCCAACGCAGGTGTCGGAGTTCGGGCTGTCGCTACCGGCCGAGGCAATCGACTTCGATTTGCTGATCGACGACCCAGTTATCGAGCCGGCGCGCCTGCTGTTCGGCCCATCGACCCGCCTCGGCTATGACGCGCTAATCGAGGAGGTGGCGCCAGATGAGTCGGGCCGCTGCTCGGTATCAGCCCTGCAATACGACCCCAGATACTACGCGGACGACGACAACGTGCCAGCGTAAACACTTCGATTCATTCAGACCCGCTCCGGCGGGTTTTTATTGCCTGGAGATTCACATGGCGTACAACACCGGCAAGCCTGTTCCGAGCCGCGACCCGCGCGACCTGATCGACAATGCGGAGAGTTTCGACATTCGCGCCACTTCGCGAGATGTACGTTCTACGCCTGATCGGCTCGGCGTATCGCGAAAAACCTGGTACGGAATGGAGCAGGATTTCGCCGAGTTTCTTGCTGCCAGCGGATTCGAGCCGAATCACCTGGCGTATCAGGATGGCGTTGCGCTGCAAGTGGATCGCCCGACGCAGCTCATTGACTACAGTGGCAGCGTCTACCGCGTGAAGATGCCGGCGAGCTTCCCGGTGATGCTGAGCGGGACGTGGGCGACCGATTCCGCTCTGCTTGTTCAGTCGCAGGATCAGTCGCTGCGACAGGATCTCGCCGACTCAGCCGACCCGGAGAAGGGTGCCGGCATGGTTGCTTATAAGCATCCGCTGGTTGGCGCCGTCGCGCGCTCACTTTTCAACAAATCGATGGAGACGGTTAGCGTCCTGGATTTCGGAGCGCCCGGCACTATTGGCGTTGGCAACGCATCGGCGGATACGGCCGCGTTCATTGCCGCATGTTCGACCGGGAAGGCAAATCCAGTGCGGGTTTATATTCCGGCCGGAACCTATCGGCTCAACCAAGCGATTGATGTACACAGCTATACCAGTCTAATCGGGGCCGGCAGGTGGCAGGTAGACATTATCTGCGAGCACGATGGTGCGGTATTCAATTATCTACCGGGCGATAATGCTCCGCTCAACATAAATCAGGGCGGCGACAACACTGTGTCTGGGATGTCTATTAGGCGCGAGGTTCTGCCGGCTGCTCGTATCCCGGGCAACTATGGGGTCAAGATGCCGGCAACTTTTGGAATGACTGTCATCGAGGACCTTGAGTTCGCCAACATGGGCGATTCCAATATCTACTACGAGGACATTGCTAACCCTTCCGTTGGCAGCGGCCCTATTTTCCTGCGAAATATCAAAATGGTTTCGCTGTGGGGGTGGCTTGTCGAGTTCAAAAACCTGTTCGCGCAGATCTATCTCGATGGGCTAACGTCAGTGCGCAGCGGTGGCGGCCTGTATTTTGATGGGTCGGCAGGCACCGCTACCTTCCGGGGGTTCAACCTGAGTATCCGCAACACCAACATCGAGAGCGTAGGGCTTGGCCCTGGTGGGACTCTTGCGGCCACGCCGGGTCCAGCGATCTATGTGAAGCGCCAGCACTGCGTGGTTATTGATAACTGCTACCTATCGACCCACGACAACAACTCCGGCCCGGTTGTGCATCTTGATGACGTGACAACGGCCGACATATCGGCTTCAACAGCTATGGTTTCGCACGGTGATACTGGAGCTGGATGCCTACTGCTCACGGGCACCTGTGGGCGAATAGATGTCGGGCGGTCAACGCTACTTGAAGGCATGGACAAAGCCGATTATGCCATCCGCAGCGTCGGCACAACCGGCCTCGCGATCCGCAATCCGAGAATGACCGGGTTCACTGGCAATCAACTGGAGTTGACAGGGGTTGGCGGATCAACGCCAGTGCTCGTGGAGAGCGATCGCAACGTCTGTATTCTGACCCAGAACTACAGTGGGCGCCTGCAGGACGCGAGCGCCGAGCACGTCCAGACAAGGCAACTCGCAGATCAGCGCGGGGTTGCCAAGGCGTTATATCTCGGGGCTGTGTCCGGCGGCGTGCTTAGTGTTCTGACAGCTACAGGCATGAGCGTGACGAGAACAGGCGCTGGCGTGTTCGCGGTAACTTTCAGCACCGCGCGATCAGACTCGGTATTCATTCCTGAGATTTCGGTTTCGTCAGTGTCTGCCATGAGCGTGACGTATAGCAACGCGTCCCCTACAGGTTTCACTGTGCGGACGTTTGATAATGCGGGTGCAGCAGCTGACCCGCTGCGGCTTGCGATCACAGTGCATGCGGACAGGTGATGATCCGTCCACGCAGCGTGATATTTAGTCGTGACGCCACAATAGCCCGCAACCACCATTGCGGGCTATTTCATAGAGATAACCCCGACGCTCGCTTACATATTGCCCGGAGTAACCCATGATCGAACAACTCGCCCGGCCCCGGGAGGCCCGCGCGCGCCCGCCTGCCGAGCCAGCATGGCTGGCCGAGGCCCGCAAATGGATCGGCCTGGCTGAAATCAAAGGCGCCCAGCACGCGCCCGAGATCATGAAAATGTGGCGCGACATCAAGCGCGGCGGTATCCGGGACGATGAAACCCCGTGGTGCGCCGCATTCGTCGGCGCAATGCTTGAGCGCGTCGGCGTCCGGTCGACCCGGTTCGAGAGCGCGCGCTCGTACCTGGAATGGGGCGTGTCGCTGAAATCCCCTGTGCACGGCTGCGTTGCCGTGTTCAGTCGGGATGGCGGTGGCCACGTCGGGTTCGTGGTCGGCCGTGATTACGCCGGCAACACCCTGGTGCTGGGCGGCAACCAATCGGATGCCGTCAACGTGCGGGCGTTTCCTGTGAGCCGTGTGACTGGCTACCGCTGGCCTGCTGGCGTGCCGGTGCCGGCCGCCGGACTGGCGCAGCTCGACGGCGCGCCGGTGTCGGAGCGTGAGGCGTGAGGCTCGCGGCAATTTCCCTGGCCCTGGGGCTGCTGCTGGGCTGGCTGGTCAACGGCTGGCGGCTCGGCGAGCAGGCCGCGGAGATCCGTGCCGATCACGCGCAGGACCTGGCCGATGCCCAGTCCCGCGCCCGTCAAATCGAATCCGGCTGGCATGCCGGCATGCTGGAGATACAGCGCAATGCCCAAGAAAAACTCGACGCCGTGGCCGCTGATGTTGCTGCCGCTGGCTCTGCTGCTGAGCGGCTGCGCGAGCGAGTCGCCGAGCTATCCCGTCGCCCCGCCGCGTGCCCCGGAGCTGCCGATGGAGGCGAGGCAGCCGACGCCGCCCGGCTGGTGCTCGCCGACGTGCTCGGCAGGATTGATGCGGCAGCGGGAGAGCTGGCTGCGCATGCTGACCGAGCACGAGTAGCCGGCATGGCCTGCGAGGTGGCCTATGACTTGGTGGGTGATGGGTGATCGGCAAGGGTGCTGGATTGCATAGAGCGGCAGGCGGTTAGGGCTGAGTGACTCCGCCTGCCAGGCACTCCAGCCACCACGGCGCCTGGCCGGGGAGTGTGATGTTGGGGTGTTATGCGACCTTGAGGTATCTGGCGCCTTTGTATTCGGGGCGAGGCTCGTACTCGGTCGGACGGATCACCGATGCAAGCAGGGCTTTCCATGTAACGGCGTCGTTCGGTAGGCAGATTCCGAACTCGCCGGCGTCATACTCAACATCGCGGATCAGATGACGGACGACATTCATGGGCACGGCAATATTCGAGCAGCCGCTGTTGTAGTAGCCCAAATGCTCAAGCACTCGCGACTCGCCATAGATGCCGGCGCTTTCAAGCATCCAGCAATAACCGCAGTCGTCAGGCATCCAAAGCGTGATCGCCTTGTGGCGCCTGTGGGTGTGCTTCAGGCTGATGACGATGAATTCAGACATAGCAAATCCTCTCAGCCGACCGGAGCCGGCAGCGTTGTAGTTGTTGGGGAAGGGTCAGGCCCTGGATCTATCCCGCCGAGACGGCCACGGACATTCCTGCCCGCTGCGCCTCATGTAGTCCCGCAGGGCGCCGCCGTGGGCAAATCCGATTCGCGCTGCTGCAGTTGAGATCCGCACGCCCTGCGCACGGTAGCGGCGTGCCGTTTCCAGCACCGTTTCACCGGTTTCGGCGATGTGCCGGCTGGCGATCGGCGAGCGGTCCAGCATCTGCGGTTCCGGCTGGTCTGCCATCACCGGTCTCGGCTTCGGCGGGTAGCTGTCGCGCGGACCGGCGAACTCGCCCTGCTGCAAGATGAAATCCGCCCAACGCGTGCCGGCCTGGGCTTCGATCTCGGCGCGGATGAGGCGGCGGGTCATGGCTGGCCGTCCTTCGCAGCCATGGCGGCGTCGATGGCTTCGTCAACCTTTTCATCAACCAAGGAGTCGTTGCGGCTGAACAAGTCCTCAAGCTCCTCGCCGTGAAAATGCCCATACGCATACGTGCGCAGCCACCGATACCGCTCCGCATCCTTCCGCATCGCATCGACCTCGGCTCGGAGCGCCATTTCACGATCAACCACACGCATCACGTCCTGGCACGACGCGCTCATGTAGTCCGGGTGCATGTCGCGCGCCTTGGCTGCCGACTCCGGCGTGTTGGACATCGCCACGACACCGCAGGCCGCCAGCTGCATGCGCAGGCGCTCGACCTCTACCCGGAGCTGGTTCCGCTCAGTGATCGTGTCGTAGAGCATCGTTTCCCGTTGATTTTCGGGAGCGGCGTCGATCTCCTCGCAGTATTTGGCTGCCAGGCGCAAGCGGTCGTTGTCCGCCTCCAGTTGCGCGATCCCATCCGACAGATACCGCTCAAGATCGGCGTCATCCGTTCTGCGCTTCCACGACGACGCAAAATGCCGGGTTGTGACATCCAGTAGAGTGTTTTTAAGTTGCGCGGCTTCGGCGCGGGACTGGTCGCGCTCTGCGATTAAGTCCGCGATCTGTTCGTACAGCAGAGTGTTCTCTTCAACCAAGCTGTTGCGGGCTTCTCGGAAAGCATTCCGCTCGGCGGTCACGGCAGACAGGGCGGCGAGGTGGTCATCATAGGAAACCCATGGGCCTTCGTTGTCCTCCACATCACACCCCGTCTGATCAAAGCAGTACCGCTGCACCCCTTCCGCCTCTGCGTGCTGGGCCAACCGCTTCAACTCTTCAATATCAACCATAACGATGCTTCCCCTTCTCCTCAAAAACGCCCTGACAAGGCGCGCAACGAATAGCCCACGGCGCAACCTTTCGGCGCTCTTTCGGGATTTCCATGCCGCACTCTTCGCAATCGTCCTGCCCGGTGCCTCGCATAGATGCGAGAACCGATGCAACGCCATTTGCGCGCTCGGCCTCAATTACATAGTCGGCACGATCAATGGGATCGGCTGAATCAAAGCTCATGGAAAGAGCCTCTGCCATCTCGTTTAGGTCGCACATTTTGTCGGCTCTCATGATTCAACCAAGCTCGACGCACGTAGCGACTTAACACGCTCGGCCAGTCGCTGCTCTTCCTCGCGTGCGGCCTGAAGCTTGCGCTCGGCTTCTTTGAGTTCGGCGCTAGCCGGGTCGATTAGGCCGATGTCGTCAAAGGTGGTGACGGCATCGACTCGGCCAAGGCACGTTAGCCCAGTGGTGGAGCTAATGTCGCACGTATAGAAGTGCAGGCCACCGCTGTCGTCGCGATGCACGTAAAACTTGCTGTTAACCGTTACCTGTGCCATATTCTGGTCTCTCCTGTTGTGCCTGTGTCAAAGCTAGCCCCTCTTCTGAGGGGCTTTTTTGTGGCCTGCTACCGGCAGGGCGGCGGGTTAGGCGAAACGGGCTGCACGCTTAGCGCGGAAGTGATGGCGGGCGCATTCGAGCGCATTGCGGGTGTCCATGCCCATGCGGCGGAACTTGCGGAACGCGGCAAACGTGCTCCAGTCGTAGCGGGCCATGATGTGCTTGCAGGTGTTTTCCATGTCCTTTCCTCTTGAGTGATGCCCTTCATTCCGGGCTTGCAAGCATTGTTGCACCACGCCTAAACACACGCAAGCATTATTTTATCAACGTACTGTCTTAGCCTGCTATTCGCGGCCAGCCGCGCGCGGTTCTCTTTCTTGTGGTCGGCTGGCTCGTCTTCGTAGGCGGTCCGGTAGGCGTCGCTGTAGCCTTCGATGGCAACAACCCTAAGCCTGGCCGGCAACCGCTCCAACTGCTCGCGTATCCACGCTGCGTCCTGCTGACTGTGCCGTTCTGGCATCATCCCACTACTTGTGCGCCTGTGCACTCAGCCACTCCCGAAACGCCTCCCATGCGGCTTCCCAGCCGAGGGCAACGCCAACAAAGCAACCGGCATCCTGCGCGGCCTTTAGGTAGGGGAGCTGGCCGTCTTGCCAGCTGGATTTCGTGTGGTCGCGGCGCTTCACTTCCATAATGAACGTGGGGAAGCCGGGTATTACGATATCCGCAGCCCCTGGACTAAGCCCCATAGCCTTGTCGCGCTGGAGCTGCTGGAACTGTGCGCCGCGCCGCTTGCCCTCGTTTTTAGGGTGGATCGCCAGCAGGCCGTAGGTGTCCGGGTACGCCTTGCGTAGCTGCTGGAAGAAGGTCGCCTGCTCTGCGCCTTCTAGGGAGCAGTCGCCTCGGTAGGTGGTGTCGCCAAATACATTTAAAAAATCGGGAAACTTCAAAACAAAGCCTCCTGCGCCGTCTCCCGCTTGAATCGATCAACAGCCGCAGCGTAATAATCAGGATCAAGCTCGATCCCGACGAACTCAAGCCCTGCATAGTGAGCCGCGATAGCGCTAGATCCGATGCCGAGGTGCGTGTCTAGGATTCTGTCCCCAGATTTTGCGTAGTTAGCGAAGATCCAGTCGTAGAGTTTGACTGGTTTTTGGGTGGGGTGGATGCGCGAAGGGTCATTAGGGCTTTTGTCGTATTTTTTGCATGTCGTTTTGAAAGATGTCCATGCCATCTCAAACTGAGCAAAAGTTACTTCATCGCTAAACCCTTTATCCCACATAAGCCAGCAAGGCGAGTTAGCCGGCGAAGGCATAAGGTCAATAAAATGGTTTGCCCCCCATATGACTTGGTTTCTGCTCACGCCGTGAAGCGATAAAAAATATTCTTCGTCGGGCGGTGATGCGTCCTCCCCGGCATATTTGTGATAACCGCTGTTTTTCTGCCCTTTACGCCTACCAATGTTCACGTTAACGCCTATCCCATACGGCGGATCAACAACGGCTAAATCAAAAGACTTGTTATCTAGCCGCGACATGTAATCTGCACAGTCTCCGTTTATCAGAACTATTCTCCCATCCGGGCTAGTATATTTTTTCATGCTCTCAGCTTCTCCTGTAGGATTTCGTCATCGGTCGGCCCATTGAAGCCCAGAACGGCCCAAAAGTCGCCGTCCTTGCGGTACGCGATGCTTCGTGGTGTCTCTGTGAAGCCGTCAGTTGCCACCGAAAACGCGTGCTTCTTGCTTGCTGCCCATGTGCTGTTTTCCAGCAGGTAGACCGGGAACTTCCGGCGCGGCGTCGTGACCGTAACGGTGATCATGTCGTTACCCTGCCGGCTGATTCCGTGGGCGTACTCCAGCGCTAGCAGCTCATCGCACTGGGGTTGCGTCGGGTCCTTCTTGTGGCGCGTATGCAGCTCGATCAACTTGTCATTAGGGTTGATCAGCTCCAATTTGCAGCCGCCGCAAAACCGCGCCGCAATGTCGTTCGCATGCTCACACACAGGGCAAATCTTGCAGGACCAGTAGTAGTCGCAGCGCTCGCCCGTGCGGAGGTGCACATGCTGGCAGCGGCGCCCATAGTGGGCGGGCATCGGCACGGCTTCGCCATTGTGGTCTTCAACCATCAGGCGCTCGCCGGTTAGGCTGACAAAGTAGCCATAGTCATCGACCTGGAAACCCTCTTCGTTCTTGCGGGCACTGAACACGTTAACCTTGCTGCATGATTCGCACACGCACTCGATAGGCTCGCTGCCTGAAGACTGGTAGGCGGCCTTAACCTGTGGCGCGTAGAGGTCGCCATCCGGGCAATGCTTCTCGATGTTGCCGGCATAGTCCAGCACCACACATTCGGCCTTTCCGTCATACAGACGCATGCCGCGCCCCATGATTTGCTGGAGCAGGCTCACCGACTCGGTGGCGCGAAGGATTGCGATGTGGGAGACGTTCGGGGCGTCAAAACCAGTAGTGAGGACGCCAACGTTCACGAGATACATGAACTTGCGCGCCTTGAAGTCTTCAATGTGTCGGCTTCGGTCGCCCTTTGTTGTCTCGCCGGTGATCAGCTTGGCGTTGTCCGGGTGCAAGCTGGCCATCACTTCCTTAGCGTGCGGCACCGTTGCGGCGAAGATCATCACCCCGGTGGCGTCTTGGGTCTGCGCCACAATGTCGGCAACAATGTCGGCGGTCTTGCGGCCGTACCCTTCAAACGCAGCCTTGACGGTCGCGGCGCTGTATTGCCCGTTGGCCTGCACTTTTAGCCCGCTGGTGTCGTAGCGACTGGTGTTGATATCCCCGGCGCGCAGCGGAGTTAGGAACTCCAAATCGAGCAGCAGGCGGGCGCCGATGCTATAGACGCACTGGTGAAAATACGGGTCGCGGGCGATGGTTTCCGGTAGGGCTTTGCCGTCCGGGTCAACGCCGAAAATAAAGCCGTCTTGCAGGCGATACGGGGTCGCAGACAGGCCGCACACGCGCAGCGTGGGACTGCCTAGGCGCATGTCCTCGATGATTTGCTTGATAGTGTCGGTGATGCCATGGCATTCATCGACGATGACGCCGGCGAACTCACCGCCCAACCGCTTGGCCACCTTTTTAAAAGTCATCGGCGTGGCGAAAATCACCTGGTGGCGCAGGCTCTTCGAGATGCTGGCGCTGTAGATGCTGGCTTGCTCGCCGATGGCCAGGTATTTCTCAAAATTCTGCTGGGTCAATTCAGCCGAGGGCGCGAGGCACAATACCCGCTTTCCGCCTGAAAGGCCGTGCAAGGTTTGCGCGAGCAGGGCGAGGATGATCGACTTGCCCGCTCCGGTCGCGGCCTCTACAACCACGGGGAGCGTTGAGCGCTTCCAGTGATCGACAACGGCGTCATGCGCGGCGGACTGATAAAATCTTGGGACTAACATGGATTCCCCTTAGTCAAAAAGGCAGTCAAAAAAATGCGCGGAAACAGTGACTAGCTGCTTTCGGGTGGCCACCCTATCCGCGCAAATGCAAGCTTACAGACTTGTCAGGTAAACCGCCAGCTAGCCTTGCCGGTGCTTGTCCACTTCGCCAAATCTGCATCCGGGGCCAGCTCCGCAAGCGCCTTGGCATAGGACACCGATTGACGCCCGGCAACCTGCGTCAACTTGCGCCCGTGCACCATGGCATTCTTGCCATCGGCCAGCTTGATCAGCTCGGCCAGCAATTGCTTCTCGCGCTCTGCGTCTTCCTTCTGTCGGGTGCGTAGCGTGTCGATTTCTGCGATTAGGGCGCCGGCAACTGGCGTGTCGATGGTGACGCGCAGCGGCTCCAGGTGCTCGGAATTGTCCAGTTCGGACAAGTACAGTTCATAGAACGCGCTGATCGCCGGCAGGTGCGTGTCGATCCATGTCGGGTCATCCTCGACACGCTCGACTAGGATCGCCTCTTCGACATAGTCCGGTGCTAGCGGGTCGCCCTTAGGGGCGCGATACTGTGCGAAGTGGGCATGAGTGCGCCCGGTGGATAGCATTTCCATTTGCACCTGGGCCAGATAATGTGGCTGATCGGCCAGCGGCTTGAACTCTCCGCCGTAGCGAAGGCCATACGGCACCTTGAGTTCCAGCACGCCGCCGTCACTGGTCAGGCCGTCCGGGCTGGCGCCCATCCGGTCACCGTAGGGGAAAAACCCGCACTGCTCGACCATTAGGCCGGTTTCGCGCATGAAGGCGAGCAGGGCGCGCTGCTCGTTGTTGTTTCCGTGATCTGTGGCGACGTTCCCAGAAAATTCAGATTCCGCGCCGTGATACTCGCGCACCATGGTGCGCAGTATGTCGGCGGGTTTCTGCCATGGGGAGAGGCCGAGGATGGCTCCGACTCGCGAGCCAGTTATGCGCCCGTGGCGCTGCTTGAACCACTCGGGGGATTGTTGGGGGCTGGTCATTGGTCGTCCTCGTCAATGAAGTTTTCCTTTCCGCATTCTAGGCACTGAACCTGTCTAGGCTTCCCTGAGAACCACCACTCTGTTACCGCGCAGTTCCAGTGGGCGCACTCCCTTTGTGCCTTGGCCATTTCAGATATTCTGAGATCTTCCTTCTCCGCCTCTATATCCATCTCTTCTTGACTCTTTTTGCGGCTCATCTTCCTATCTCCTGTCGTGCTTAGAATGCCCGGCGCGGTGGCCGGGCTTGTTATGGGTTACACCAGCAGCGAGCGAGCGCCACGGTAGGGGTCAGCAAAAGGGATGTCGTCGTCGAAGCTATCAACCGGAGCAGGCGCCGGCTTCGGCTTAGCGACCGGCGCAGGCTGCGCGGCTACGGTAGCGGCTGCGCTGCCCTTGGCCGGGGAGACCGCCTGAACCCAGTTGCCATCTTTCACCTGATCGGCAGGCAGAGCCTGGCCTCGGTCATCCTTGTCAATGCACCAGGTGTCCAGCTTCAAAACCATTGGGCGGTTGCAAAGCTGCGACAAGCTGATATCGGACGGCCGCGACTCGTTCCGTTTGGCCATCTCGGTAAACAGGCCGCCACCCGCGTTAGCTGCGATTGCTGCCAGCATGCGCTTGGCCTTGTCTGCCTTTTGCGCGTCGTTCGCGTAGACGTGGACCTTCTGATAGATAACCCTGTTTGCGTATTCCGCAGGCTTGGCTACCCGCCACTTGATGTTGATGTACTCGACGCCTTGGTACTCGCTCACCTTTGCCTCTTCGGCCGTAGCGAGCACGGAGGTTCCTTTCGGGATTGGCGGGATGCGATCATTGACAATTGCGAAGCTACCCTCAGCACCTTGGGCGCTCTGGCCGTCGCTTGTGTTCCAAAAATTACTCATAAACCACCTCTTGACTTCGATATATTGGTTATGCCTGCGATTATGCTTCGGCGTTGTAAAACTTGATGAACTGCAAGATAGGGTTAGTGCCGTGCGGCACCGGGATCTCAGCCGGCATCGGGTAGCGCGATTTTGCGTTGACGTAGCCCACCTGGCCATCGCCGGTCGTTATCAGCTTGCGGTCGCCGGTCTGGATCAGGCGGCCATACTTGGTAGTTTGGCCTCGCTTGTTCGACTCTGATCCTTGGACGAACTCTTCTTTAACCAGATAGAGCACTGCGTCACATTGGCTCGTGTAGATCGACAGCGACTGATTGTCCATGTCCATGGAATACACGCTGTAGTCGGCGGCCGCGTCTGGGCGATTGCGGATCTTCTTAATGCCCGTGTGGGTCAGGAAGATGATCCCCATGCGCTTGACGACTCGCAGCTGCTCGCACTTGTAAACGAACTCCGCGTGCCAGCTTGCGACCTCGGTGTAGCCCTTATGGAAGCCGCCTGAGGCGTCTGCAACGGTGTTCACGCCGTCACGCAGTGCGATCTCATGGCATAACAGCTTGTCCAGGCTGGTCGTGCTGTCCACCACCAGCGACTGAAAGCCGTGATCAGTCGTCAGCAGCTCATCCATCATGGCCATTAGTGTTTCACGGGTGCTGCGCAGATTGCCGGCCTCATCCTTGGCGGCCTTCGGCAATCGCGGCAGGATGGTGGGCTGAACATCGGCGTCCCAGCTCTCGAACACGGACGAGCCATCTTCAGCCTGGATCATCACCACGTTCGGGAACATGCCGCCGAGCGAGGTCTTGCCCGTGCCTGGGCTGCCGACGATGGTTAGCATTGGTGGCATTGGCTTTTTCTCTGCGGGCTTTTTTGCTTTGGCGAGGAAGCTCATTTGGTTTCTCCTGTTGCTTTGGCGATGGCGGCGCGGGCTTTCCATTCTGCGAGATCCCAACCTACTCCGTACAGATCGCCGTGAGTTTCGCGAATGTATCTCCAGCCGTTGAACATGTCCTCAAGCGCCTCCAACAACTCCGGCGCAGCGGCGATTAGACGGGCGTTGGCATCCAGCTCTGCGGCGGACGTGTGCGCATCTTGGACCTGTGCGCTGAACCGGTTGAATCCTTGATCGTTCAGGGCATATACGGTTCTGCCAGATAACATCCAAGGACCCTGCGTATGCTTAACTTCACTCACGCCCCACCTCCGCCTTCTTCTCGTCAAGGAACTTCCGAAGTGCGACAACGGTCGAAAGCTTCGGGTCCTTGTTTGCACCGCACATGATTTTGTCAACGGTACTTACCGACACGCCGGCCTTGTAAGCGATCTCTGCGCGGTCATGGCTGCGCAGGTCTTCAATCAATTCTTCGAGCATCTTAGGGTCTCCTGTTTACCTGTTAAGTGAGCACACTATATCAGTGCACTGCTATCACTGCAAGTCTCTTTTAATGTATTTGACGTGTTTCCGATTCCGGGCGTCCAGGTACTCGACCGCCTCAACCTCGCCACGCTCGACCAGCCACTTCAAGCACTTGTCCACGTTCTCCCGGCTGTAGTTGCGCAGGCGGTTCCGCACGATGCCGGCGCCCACGCCTTCGGGCATGCCGTCGATGATGGTCCGCACGCCAGTCTCAAGCCCCTGGCTGCGCTCATCGGTGTCGTTGCTGTCCGCGCCGATGGCGGTTTTGCAGTGGCTGATCTTGTACTCGGTCACACGCCTGACGATGGCGTGCGCTTGGCGCACATGGTCGCGCCGGATGACGGCCTTCTCTTCAGGATCAAGCGGGAGCGCCAGCAGCCCGGCGACCTTTACCACCATTTCCCACACGCGGGTAGTGATGCTGTGGATGCCTTGGCCGTCCATTGCAAGAGCCTGGCCCTGGCCGCGCCAATAGGTATACACCTCGTCAAGCAGCGCCTCGGCGGCTGGCTCGATGGGGATGATTTCATGGTCGCCGATCAGGTGGATTTTCTCGTCATCGCCATTGCCCGCCGATGCGTGGCCATCTGAGTACAGGTGCGCAAGGCGGGCCGCAACCGGCATCGGCATAGCGTAGGGCTGGAAGTTAGCGCGGCGCAGCGGGAGCGGATCGTCTTCACGGAACATCAGCGCCCGGCCAAGGAAGCCGTTAACCATCAGGTCGCGGTCATTCGAGATGGCGGCATCGAATGACGAGGGCTCAGTAATGCCGAAGAATCCCAGCATGGGATTTTTCAGCCCCTGGCTGATCTGTGCCATCTGGCCGCGCAAGTCCGCCAACTGCTCATCGGTGCGCGCATCGCCGCGCCCATCGTCTTTGCGCTTCATCAGCTTCGCATAGTCGATCTCAAGCGCCTTTTTCAGCTCGTCGCGCATGTCGCCACCGAGCGGCAGGAACCCGTTCACCTTTGTGAAGATTTCCATGATTGCGGTCGGAATGCCTTCGAGGTAGGCGGCGCCGCCGCGCTTCTTAGCGCTGCCGATCTTGCCCAGCATGGCGCCGCATTCGTCCAGGGCGTAGGCCGCGAGCTGGTGCCGGATGGCGTTACGGTATAGCTCCTGCTCCGATTTAATCTTGCCGTACAGGGCCGGCGCCAGGCCCGCAGCGCTTACGGATTGCAGAAGCCCCTGATAGACCGCTTCTTTCCCGGTACCGGAGTCGGCAATGCAGAAAATCATGAGATTGAGCGATACACGATACTTCGGGTCCACACGGTAGCGCAGGGACGCCGCCGAGCTAACCGCCATCAGTGCGGCCGCCAAAGTGATGTGCTTGCGCGGGAACAGGCATTGGCCGTCGATCCAATCGAATACGGCGCCGACGATGCCGCCGTACTTCTCGGTTTGACCTTCTTCCGGCGCCGGCGCTTTAGGGGTGGCCGCTACCGGCTGCGCGATGTCGCCCCAGTCGGTGTTGTCGGTGAAAGTGACGGGCGCCTGCCAGCCGGATTCGCGTGCCCAGGTGATCAGCGTGCCCACGGTCGCCACGCTGGCCGACTTGCCGAATGAGTACCACTTCCGGTCCATCATCGAATCGTCGTGGGCATCGCTTTGGCTCGACCAGTCGAGCCACATTTCGTAACCCTCCGGGTTGCCGTCGGTAGCATCGTGCAACGCCATACCGACACGAATCCACTTCTCATAGTCGCGCCCAGGGTTAGGAATGGCGGCAACCATGCTGCGCAGATCGTCGTTCGTGTAGTCCGCCACGGCGCCATCCATGACGAAGCGGGTACGCTCCGGGCGGTCAAGCAGCCTCATCAGCTCTAGCGGCGCCTCGGTGACAGTCGCCGGGCTGCCAAGCATCGCCTCGTAGCGGTTGCCGCTTTCGTGCTCACAGCCGGTACCAACCACAAAGCCGGTTGACTTGAAGTCGATCCCCGGATAATCGCGCAGCGTGCCGGATAGGCTCTTGCCGGTCCAATCCGCAGGCACGGTGAAATACCAGTGTTCGCCGTTACCTGAGCCGGTGCGGACGATGTAGCCGGCCTGCTCGCGGATGTGTGCCAGCTGGGCTGCTGACTCAAATCCACCGTTGCGCCCGTCCACGTCCACCACCAGCAGGCCGCTAGTGGCCACGACCACGCCATGGTTGTCTAACAGCTGGTTGCCGAACCACTCGCCATCGTGGTCTTCGAGGAGCGCAAGCTGTTCGTCGTCGTAGGGCTGCGTGTGCTGCCAGTTTGAGGCTTTCGGGTGCTTGCCTATGGCTGAGCACTCAAGGTCGCCACACGCACAGCGAACGCCCTCTGCGGTCCGCAGGATTGCGTGAAGCGGGAAGATGATCCAATCCGCTTCAAGTTCGTCTGTGTAGTCCACTGCCATTTTTCTTTTCTCCTGTCGCGCCGGCCTCCGGACTTCGTAGCCTGGCGGAGCGGGATGATATGCCGCTTCGCTTATGCAAGCAATTGTTTTGATGGTTAGCAGGTGACGGAAGACGGCTAGCGGATGGTTAGTTATTGATGAAACCCAGTAGACACGCGGGTTGCAGACCGTTTTGGGCGTTGATTATTCATTCCATTGATTAGCGCTGGATACGGACCCAAAAAGAAATACAGGGATAGCTAGTAGATAGATGGTTAGCTTGAGGGCCTGTTTTCTCTTAAAGGGATAAAGGAATCTATAGATAATAATCTAATGATCTATCTATCTCTTAAAAGCCTTTAAAATCAAGGACTTACGGCGTTTTCATGAAAAGTTACATCAAGTCTTTTTCTGCTAGCGTTACTTTTCATTAGGCAAGACTTGCATGACTTCTTTGGCGTATGTGAGAATGCTTGCACTTACTCGCAAACGGAAGGATTGCCAGAACATGAAGCCAAAGGTCCTTATTGGATACTCCGCCTGCCCACTTACCCGGCGAGCGTTTGCCACGGCTGGCTGCGAAGCCTATACCTGCGACCTGCTGCCAGCCCGTGGCGATGATGAGGACGCCGAGTGGCACATTCAGGGCGACGTGTGGGATGCGCTCGATTTGCGAGTGTGGGACTTCGCCGTCCTTCATCCCATGTGCACCTACCTGACCGTATCGGCAGCTTGGGCGTTTGGCGACGGCCCCTATCACCAGAAGGTAAAACCCGGAACGCTGGTGGGCGCAGCCCGTCGCCAGGCGCGTGACGAAGCATTGGAAAACTTCCAGCGCTTGCTGGACCTGCCATTCCCGGTCGCTATCGAGAACCCGGCGTCCAGCTTTGTAAACAAGGCTATTCGCCGGCCATGCCAGATCATCCACCCGCACCAGTTCGGAGACGATGCCAGCAAAGCCACGGGGCTGTGGTTGACCAAGGGCACGCCGCAACTGGCAACTGATCCGAGCCGTGCAGTGGCTCCGCGCATGGTTGGCGACCGTCCCCGCTGGGCAAATCAGACCGACAGCGGCCAGAACCGCCTGGGGCCGAGCGATACCCGCTGGCTTGAGCGCTCGGCTACTTATCCGGGAATTGCTGCCGCCATGGGAGCCCAGTGGGGCGGGTGGCTTATCAATAAATAAACGCTTGCACAGAGCGGCGCTGCGTGCGAAGATGCTTGCACGTTTCGATAACAGCACGGGAGAAACCCCATGAACAAGTTCAGCACCGCACAACTTCAAGCCGCACTGATCGAGTTGCGCAATGGCACCCAGATCGAAGCATGGTGCATTACCTTTGACGAAGTTAACCGCCGCATGGGTGACGACGCTTTCGACGCATGGTGTGAGGCGCTAGGCCGGTAACAACAACTGGTGCCCCCTTGGGGCACACACCAAAAAAACAGGAGAAACCCCATGAAAAACAAACTCTACACCGTCGAACTCACCTACCCAAAAGCCAGCAGGCTGCCGGTTTACCTTGTGGAGGTGGATGCGGTAACGCAGGCGGAAGCTTTATTGAGTGCTGAGGCGCAAGCGCGCCGGGAGGGCTGGAAGGCTACGCCGATCAAGCGGACTTGTCGGGTTGTTAGTCGGGAGGTTGAGGTATGAGCAAGGAAGTGAAGCGGTACAACTTCGATGTGGACAAATTCGGTTCGCCGCGCGCGTACGAGTCTGAACACGGCCGCTGGATGAAGCGCGCCGACTACGACGCACTTCTCGCTGAGAACGAGTCCCTGCGCGGCCTCTACAAGATGCACCAGCAGACCGAAACTCGGGAGATGCGGGATCTACGTGCAGAGCGCGACGCCCTTCTCGCTGAGCGGGATGCGATGCGGAGGGATGCGGAGCGGTGGCGCCCGCTATCAGCGCCAGGGCAGATCAAGGCAGGTGACTGGCTTAGCTTCACCGTAGTCGGGGAGTTCAAGTGCGCTCGCGTGAAGGAGGTACTGCGCCCCGGCAGCGACCGTGAGGAAGTTTCTGGAATAGGCGAAAGAACTTCTATTTCGTCACGAGCATGGCACTGGACGGCAGCAGCACCCACAAGCGCGTCATGATCGCCGCCCTGCAAGGAGAGCAGCCATGACCACTCCCCTCATCCCCTCTTTGGTAGACGACCAGCTGGCCGAACTGGACAGCTACGACGCACACGTCGCTGTCGGCGTGACGCCCGAGGCCGCCATCCGTGCCGCCGAAGGCCTGGGCCTGCATGGCTGGCCCCGCAGCGCCTCCCGCGAAGAGCGGGGCGGCCGGATGCTGTGGGTTCACCGCTACGAGCGGCCGGAGGTGCGCCATGCGTGAGCGCCGGCCAGCCATGCCTGACAAAGCCCGCCCCCTGGTGCAGCATGATCGGTTTTTGAATCGCGATCATTGGCGCTTCGTTAAAAAAGGAGTGAAGTAGATGAAATTCTCCGATGCACTCGACGCGGTGCGCCACGCTGCCTACCGCGCCTCCTTGGAAAACAGGCCATGGGGTGTTTATAGCCACGATGGCTATAGAACCGCTCCGCTTGGACAAATCTGTCCAAATAGCTTGTTGGAGGTTTGCAGGCCGTGAAAAAGCAGTCGAGCGTCCAAATCACCCTCCCCGTCTATCTATCCAACCCTAAGCGCTTCGTATCGTCCCGCAAGGGCTGGGATGGCCTGGCGGTAGCTCTGGCCTTCGCGCTCACGCTGAGCGAACACGGCACGCCCGAGGCGGTGCAAGCTACGGCGTACCGCTTGGTAAGCAAAGTGCCCATTGATAAACAGCCGAACATGAAGCGGCTAGCGCGCGGCGTCGAGATACCGAGCGAGAAGGCCATCCAGTGCGCTGAGCTGATCATCGACACGGTATGCAAGGCGTGGCACGTATGACGCGTGATGAGTACCGGCTGCGGGCCAGAGAAATTGCAAGACGCGGGGTTGAGTTGCCGCAGGCGAAGCTATGCGCGGACAAGGTTCGCGTGATCCGCACGAACCCGGCCGGTATGACACGCCAACAGCGCGCCGACCGGTTCGGCGTGCACATCAACACGATTGACAAGGTGCTCACGTATCGTTCGTGGGTGCATGTTTAGAGTGTTGCACTCTGGGTCGTGCGTATGCATAATGCTTGCACAAAATAACGTACACAGGAGCGGTAGAGATGGAACAGATTGATTGGAGTGATGCGCCGGAAGGGGCGACGCATTACAACCCTCATGACATAAGCACGCCTTGGCGAATGCTTGGCACGGATGATTTCGGCTGGTGGTGGAATGGAGGAACTTGGCTTCCGGTGCTCGGCAAATTCGCGCCGCTGACCTATATCGCAAAGCCCTCTCCCTGGACCGGCGAAGGCCTGCCGCCTGTTGGGGCGGTGTGTGAGGTTCTTTGGAACGAAAGCCGGATGGAGTATCTGAGGACGAAGGTATTCGGCGTCAATGAGCATGGTCAGCCAATACATCGGTTCGATGAGGGACCAAAGAAATACGAATATCAGGCTGACGTTCTGGTGACGCCCCTTGGAACGAGGGTGTTCCGCCCCCTCCGCACGCCCGAGCAGATCGCGGCGGAAGCGCGGGAGAAGGCGATTGAAGAAATGTGGAGTGTCTACTGGAAGCCGGAGGCACCTACCACTAAAGAGGCGCTTGGGTTGCTCTACGACGCCGGCTACCGCAAACTATGACCCGCCCCATCTACTGCCGCACCAGCGGGGAGCGCGTAGGCGTCTGCGTCTGCTTCCGCTGCCAGGCGAAGAAGGCAGGCAGCGCATGAACATCCTGCTGCTCGCCATGATGCTGGCCATGACGGCACCGCAGCCTGCGGCAGAGCTGCACACCTGCCCGGCACCGCGCACCATCATCTTGGTGCAGTGCCCAGGGCCACACGAAATCACCACGCAGCGTATGAGCTGCAAACAGACGAATCGAATTGATGAGTGTGGAGCGAGAACATGATCCTGCAATTCACCAGCGACGCCGGCGGCGAGCAAGTCTTCTTCCGATCGGAGGAGGTCGCCGGCATTCACGTCGGCAAGGACAAGGCCACGATCCTCGCCATGCGAGGAGGCACCCACTACAAGCTCCGGGAGCCGATCAGCGTCGTGGTCGCCGAGATACGCAAGGCGGACGCGCAGGCAGTGCTTTCCCGGCCTGTTGCCGAGCAGCAGCCGATGGCCGGCTGCCTGTGCGGCGGAGGCAATTTCAGCGGCCATACCGCGCAATGTCAGTACGAACACTTCCTGGCCTACTCGGGCATTCCTGGTTCCGACGCCACCCGATACGCATTCATGTGTGGCGTCGGCGCGGATTGCGAGACACCCGCGCAGGCCGAGCAAAAAGTCATGGCGAAACAATAAGGCTTGCGCCTGACTGCAAGTATCGTTAAGTTGCTTGCAACAGGATGGGACCCGAGCTAGGTCAGCTCCATCGACCTGCATCAACCGCTCCCTCTGGCGGTATATCCAGAGGGCATCGAGAAGGGATCGTGAACCGCAGTTGATCGCGCGGAATTGTTCATGATGGGTCCGGGTATCCTGCCGCAACAGGACACGTCCATCTGGCCCGGTTTGCCCCGGACGATCCTTTCTCGATGCCGCCTACAAGGAGGAGGCGAAAAAGATGTTCGGTGACTTTGTCGGGTAGCGACCGGCCACCTGCACCAAAACAACAGGAGAACCAAAAATGCTCTACTTCTCTCAATCAGCCTACGACCTGGCAAACGACTGGGACGACGAAGAAGATCATGAAGACATCGTTACGGACGAGGAGGTTGATGATGAGTAATACAGGAAACGCCACATTCGTTCTGGTGGCCATGATCGCAATCCTTCTTATCTCCGGAAACATGGACCGCGCCTACGAGCAAAACGACCAAAGCCTATACTGCGAAATGGTCGAAACTTTCACCAGCACGGGCGGCCAATACGGCTGGCCGGCATATAAGGAGGGCGTTCAGTGTCCTTGAATGAAAAGCAATTTAAAGCGCTGTGCCAGCTACGGCTTATCAGCGGCAAACGTCAGGATAGCCCGAGCACGCAGGCGCTGCGCGAGGTGCTGGTAGAAGGCATGGAACCGCTCAAGGCTGCCGAGAATCACGGCCTCACCCACCAGGCGGTCTACCTGACCCTGAGCCGGTCGCGTGAGTGCATCGAGAATGCGAAGATTTTGAGTGGTGCGGAGGCGTGACACCAGCCGGCAAGCCATGCCCCGATTGCGGATCGCCGAAAGTTGATCTGCGCAGCCAAGAAAAGCGCATCTGTAGCGGCTGCAAGAAAGAGTTTGAATGGCCGCTAGATGAAGGCCAGAAACCGCTGATTGGGTCTAACAGGAGTGATAGGAAGTGACGATTAAGAAGACGAAAGAGTGGTTTGAAGCGGCTGTGCCGGTGCCGACTGAGGCGAGCTTTAATGTGCAGCTGGGTTGCCATCTGGAAGAGGTGGTGGAGATGCTGGATAATCTCTGTACAAAGCAAGGTGACGATATCTTGCTGGCTCGCGCCGCAGACAGCATGGAAGATCTTTCCAAGGCGCTCAAGAATGGTTCGTACAAGGTTATCGCGCTGCGAATTCTTGATCATCTCGACGCTCTAGCCGACCAGATCGTCACAGCAGTAGGCTGCGCGCACATGGCCGGCATGGATATCGTCGGCGCCCTGTACGAAGTGAACCGCTCAAATTTCAGCAAGTTTGAAGACGGCAAGCCGGTGTTTAATGAGCACGGCAAGATCAAGAAGGGAAGGGATTATCAGGCGCCGGAGTTGGCGGGGTTTGTTGGGGCGGTGGAATGATTACCTGGAAGCCAATGAGAACCGCACCAAGACGCGGAGTGGTCAAGCTGCTGGGCACAACCGATAGCTCTTCAGACGAGTATCGTCAGATTGAAGGCGTCTGGGATGATGAAATGGAGTTATACGTAACTAAGACAGGCTGGTGCATCGTGGCCGTAGCCTGGAGGGAGTCGGAATGAGCAAGCAAGACGGCGGCCCGGCTTTTCCGTTCGGGCAAACCGATTCAATGAGCGGACAACTGGTAAACGGATGGGGTAGCGAGGGCATGACCCTTCGTGATTACTTTGCGGCGAAGGCGAGCGAGGCGGACATTCAGGAGGTTCTGTGTTCGCATATTGCGCCATCTTATTTTCAAGAGAAGAGTGACGCCAAGATGCGAAAATCAAAATTCCCAATGCCACCTATTTGCATAGAAAAAACATACACGATAACTCGCCAACAAGCCCGCTATATGCACGCCGACGCCATGCTCAAGGAGCGCGAGAAGTGAAAAGGAAAATTCTCAGATTCGTATTCGAGAAAGACATATCTCTATGGCATTTGATTGGAAGTGGTGCGGTTGTAGGCGCGTTAGCTGGCGAGCTGTACCTCTGGGCGCTCATTGCGCTCGCAGTGTCTGTAGGAATTGGGTCGGTTGCTTCTGTTAAGGGATGGGGCGGTAAATGAGCAAGCACTCCCACTACTTCATCGACGTTTCCGGGTATGACCGCGTGGACGTGTACCGCATGATTGAGCTGATCGGTATCACGTGCCCTGTTGCACAGCATGTGTTCAAAAAGGCGTGGGCCACCGGCAAGCGCGGCCATAAAGACCTGCGCCGCGACTGGCAGGACATCCGCGACAGCGCCGCGCGCAAGCTGCAGATGCTGGGTGAGGACGCTGGTCGTGCGCAGGCAGGCCAGCAGGCATTCGTGAAGCGGGAAGAGTTGACCTATGGCGAGCACCTGGCGGCCCGGCAGGCGGATCAGTTCCAGGGCGAGGGCGGCGTGATGGTGCGCTGCCCAGATTGCAACCCGGAGAAGTGCCCATGCATCGTATCTTTATCCTTGCCGCCATGCTGGTGGCGTGCTCGCCGGTAATGGCCTCAAACGAAGGCAAGTGCCGCCACATGGCCGCTGAATGGCGGGCGCAGACAAAGGCCGCCCACAAGGCAGGGCGGTGATTGAGTGGTGAAAGGAAAGGGGCGCTAAGCCCCTTGACCTTAGTGGCAGTCCGCATAATCGCCTCGGACTATCTGCCACATGAAGCCTATTGACCTCTCGTTTACTCCTCGGTAATTCTGCTTGCCGATCTGCTCGGCCAGGTCTATAGCCCACTCCTCTTGCCTGTCGCTCAAGTAGCATGGCTCCTGGCTTATAACTACCGCCATTTGCTTGGCTAGCGAAATCACCTCATCGCTGGACAAGTCGTCAGGACTGCTCACTCCACCAACTCCCCCGGCACCTCAACCACGTCACCCAGCTTGGCGGCAACGATGGCGCGGCAGGCGGCGACCAATAGAGAATCGTTTTCTTGCGGGGTCATGCTCCCGGATGCAGACGTGCAGCAACGCGGCGTTGCAATCCAGCCGATGCCTATGTCTTCCAGGCTGACTCGGTATTCCGCAATCAGCGGCCCACCCTGGCTCCACTCGGTGGATGGCGACCAGGCGCCGCGCTTTATGTTGCCGAGTATTGAAGAGCCCCACTCTAGCCCCGGCAATTCCCCGACGAGCTTAGAGCCATTCAGGCTCGCACCAACAGCCCAATCCAACGCCGCGCCTTCCAGCTCTGCCGTCTTCACCTTGACCATGTTCATTCGTTTCTCTCCTGTTGCCCTGCTCGGTTATGCAGTGCGCAAAATGTGCATCAGGCTGCCAACCACTTTGGTCCTGAATTTCTTGCCGTAGTACTGGCCGTGACCGCTTATGTGGCTGCGTATTTTGATCGGCGTTTCTTCGGTATCGTCCAGATTTACCACAGCCGTTTCGCCAACCTGAAGGATGCCGAATCCGTATATTTCGTATTTTGTCGCAAGCGCCGAAGGCTGAAAGAAGGATGGCAGGGCCATTCTTGTGCTCCTTTAAGTAAATTGCACGAAAATAATATAACAAGAAAACAACAAGTGCAACGCAAGAAATAAATAAAATTGAGTGGTGGAATTTGCTGATTTCCGGCCAGCTATCTATTGAATAGCATTAGCTAGTGATTGATTTTTAATGGCTAGTCGGCGCAACCCATTGATTTCATTGGCTTTTCGATGATTAGACTAATAGTCGGCACTCAGTAGTTAGAGTGGTCTAAGAGAGGGGTACAATGGGTAGTCATTCGATAGTCATTAGATAAGTAGCTATAGCCACCTTTTTGCCTTTTAAGGCCATTATAAGATCTTAAGATATCTATCTAAAGATCTATTCTATATCTATAAGAGGAAAAACCCCTTTAAAATCAAGCACTTACGCCGCAAACACTTGCGCAAGTATTTTGCAATTCAATAACTATCCTAGATACTAATCATCGCCGCTTCGCTTTCCTTGCATGGCTTGCGCCGCTGCGCTAACATCCGCGCATGTTTCGACCAATGGATCTGGGCGGAGTACCGAGCGAAGCTCCGCGAGCTGAAGAAAGGGGGAGCGGCATGATCTACACCAACGTCCTGAGCGCAGTGGTATCCGCCCTGGCGGCCGAGTGCATCGACAACACCAGCAAGCAGGCCTGGCAGCGGCTGTACCAGGCCGGGGAAGGGCGCCCGGTCGGCCCAGCCGTGAGCGAGGACGATCGCCTGCTGGCTGACTGCTGGGTTCATGCGCGCCTGCATGCCCAGCTGCTGCCCCGTCACTGGAGCGTGCTGGCGGCCCGCTACAGCACTCATGCGCAGAAGAAGGCTCGGGCTATCACCGAGTTGGTTCCGCTGATTGCCAGCCATGCCGGCGCCAGGTTCGTAGAGCGTGCCGTGGCCACCTGGGCAATTCCGAAGCTCAAGGGGGAGGAGGGGAAGCGCAGCACCAAGGATCTGGTCATCCTGCCGGCGAGCTGGTACGACATGAACCTGTGGGATGAGGATGCGAACACCGATCGTACCCGTCAGCGCTGGCGAAAGGCGATTTACGACACCCTCAACGAGATGGTGCGCGAGGCGCTGGCCGCTGCTGAGCAGATCCTGAAGGAGGAAGGACTGCTGCTCGATCATGCCGCTTGACTTCTATGTCGCCGTGTCGCAAATTATCGCCATCCTGCCGACTCGTGCGTTAGGATGAAGATCACCAAAGCCCTGGCCGAAATGCCGGGGCTTTCTCGTTTCTGGCGCCAACGGCAGATCAAGGGGCTCGCCACCCTGCGCCATTCCCCGCCATGTCTCTGACCATGCCGAGCTGATCCTCGATATGGCCATGCACAAATCGCGCGGGCTTATGCCGCCCGACCTGTCCCCCAGCCATCAGCCGGCGAGGGCGGCACCCATTCCAGGCCTCGCCAAGTGCGGGGTCTTTTCGTTTCCGGCTCCCATGCCTGCGTCTTTGCTCTCCGGCGGATGCCAGGCCATGGAGAGCCGGCCCAACACGACACCACCAGGCCCTGGCCGGGAGTGCCATATGAAATCCAATGGAATTATCACCATGTCCGAGCCAGGTCCGCTGACCGCTGCAGGCGGCATTGCCCTGTACAAGCTGGGCGCCTTCGGATTCATGGCCGTGCTGGCTGCCGTTGTCGTGATGGCAATGACACTGCCGCGTACCGTGCGCGAGTTCGTTGTTGCCATGGTCAGTACCACCGTCTCCAGCATCGGCGGCGGCGCGTTCGTGATCCGCTGGTTCGAGCTTGGCCACTGGGTGAATGACGACCTGGGCATGATCGCCATCGGCGGCGTGATCTTCGTTTGCGGCCTGCCAGCCTGGGTGTTGGTTCGCGCGCTGTTCGCCTGGAGTGAGGCGAAGAAGGACCGCGAGATAACCGAGATCGTTGATGCGGTGCTGGAGCGCAAGCGGGGAGCGGGGCTGTGATGACTTGGATACTGATACTGGTGCTAACTGGATCGCACGGCGGGAGCATTGCTATGCAGGAGTTTTCGGACCAAGCCTCTTGTGAGGCTGCCGGTCGTGCGGCAAAAGGCCTCGACTCGTTGGTGACTACGATTCGGTACGCCTGCGTGCGCAAGGGTGGGCTGTGATGCGTGACGACTACGAAGGATTTTGAGGATAAATGCGATGGTTGCCGATGGAAGATTGAAGCCTCCAAGGCAGCCCAAGACTAAGGCGGCCCCAAAGAAGGCGGCAGAGGTCGATAAGGATGCTCGCCATGCTGAGATATGCCAGATGGTCGCCGACGGCAAGACTGTCAGGCAGATAGCGGAACATTTCGGCGTGAGTGCTGGGTCGATCCTAGCGTGGGCTACAGAGACGGAAAAGTTCACTGAACAGTACGCGCGCGCGCGGGAAGCTGCAGCCGACACGTTCGAGACCGAGATCATCGAGACGGCACTTGCTGTGACGCCCGAGACGGCAGTGGCTGATCGGGTAAAGATCGACGCGATGAAGTGGGTGGCGGCAAGGCGTGCGCCAAAGAAGTACGGCGACCGGCTGACGCAGGAAATTTCAGGGCCTGGCGGAAAACCGATTCAGCATGAGGCTGTAGACCTATCGAAACTCTCTGACGCAGCCATGGCTGAACTGATGGCGGCCCGCCCCGCTAAGGGGTGAGTTGTGCTACCACCGATTATCGCCATTGAGCGCGAGGCGTGCCGGCGCAGTCTGGCGACGTTCGTTCGCGAGGCTTGGCATGTGCTGGAGCCGGGCCAGCCTTATATCCACGGCTGGCACGTTGAAGCGGTCTGTGAGCACCTTGAGGCGATCACGGCGGGCGACATTACCCGGCTACTGATCAACATCCCTCCGGGCACGATGAAATCGACCCTGGTGTCGGTGTTCTGGCCTGCCTGGGAGTGGGGGCCGCGAGGGCTGAGTCACATCCGCTTCATTGGCGCGAGCCATGAGCAGGGTTTGGCGACTCGCGACACGCTCAAGATGCGCCGCCTGATCACCTCTGAGTGGTATCAGGAGCGCTGGCCGCTGGCATTGACCGGCGACCAGAACCAGAAGACCTATTACGAAAACGGCAGCACCGGCTTTCGCCAGGCGTGCGCCGTGGCGTCCATGACTGGGCGTCGCGGTGATCGCGTGGCGTGGGATGACCCGCACAGCGTTGAGGCGGCCCTGTCGCCAGCTCACCGAGAGACAGCGCTGCGAGTGTTCCAAGAGACACTGCCGACGCGACTGAATAACCCTGACTCATCGGCCATCGTGGTCGTGATGCAGCGGCTGCATGAAGCGGATGTGTCCGGGTTCATCCTCGAAAACGATTTCGGCTACGAGCATCTGTGCCTGCCGATGGAGTTTGAGGTCGGCCGGCGCTGTACAACCGGCATTGGTTGGACTGACCCGCGCACCGAAGAAGGCGAGCTGCTGTTCCCGGCCCGCTTCCCGCGCCACGTCGTTGACCGTGACAAAAAGGTCATGGGTGTCATGGCTGTGGCCGGCCAGTTCCAGCAGCGCCCCGCCCCGCGCGGCGGCGGATTCTTCGAGTGGATCAAGATTCAGATCGTCGATGCCGTCCCGCGCATGACCAACGTTATCCGCTACTGGGACAAGGCGGGCACCGAAGGCGGCGGCGCGCACACAGCGGGCGTCAAGATGGGCGTCGGCGACGACGGCCTGTTCTACATCCTTGATTCTGTGCGCGGCCAGTGGGGCGCTGCAGAGCGTGAGCGCACGATTAAATCGGTTGCCGGCCTGGACGGGCATGGCACCAAAATATGGATTGAGCAGGAGCCTGGCTCAGGCGGCAAGGAGTCGGCAGAGTCGACTGTCCGCAATCTTGCCGGCTACACGATCAAGTCTGAGCGCCCAACCGGTGACAAGGCAACGCGGGCTGAGCCCTTCGCTGTGCAAGTCGAGGCTGGCAACGTCCGCATGCTGCGTGGTGACTGGAACCAAGCCTATATCGACGAGGTGAAAACTTTCCCGGTTGGCAAGTACAAGGACCAGATCGACGCCAGTTCCGGCGCATTCAACAAGCTGAGCGTGCCGCGTGCGGTCGGAATCCTTCTCCCCGGAGCGCGGTAAATGCCCATCTTCAAGCTGACAGCCGGCGACGGTCGAGCAATGGTCGTGCGCGCCCGCTGTATCTCCTGCGCCCGCGACGTGGCAGCAGGGAATGCCGGCGCCGAGGGCACGATGCTCTGGCGCGACCCGGCGCAATCCACGGTCGAACTGATACGCCCTGACGATAAGCGGGGCCTGATCCTCAAGGCGGAACTTCACGATGGCTGACAACCTGACGCTCGCCGTCAATCACGCGATTGGCGACGCGATTTCGCGCGCCCGCATGCGTGCAGCAACCCCGCTGGCCGGCATCGACAGCAAGCGCCCGCAGGCATGGTGCGAGTACGGATTCCCGCAGGAAATCACCTTCGACGACTTCGCCGGCCTGTACCGGCGCGGCGGACTGGCCCACGGTGCGGTCAACAAGCTGATCGGTACTTGCTGGAAAACCCCTCCCCAGGTGATCGAGGGCGAGGAGCAGGACCGCGCCAAGAAGCTGACCGCATGGGAAAAGGCCGTCAAGCCGGTCTTTGCCCGTGCGCGCCTCTGGAGGGCGTTTGCGGAGGCCGACAAGCGCCGCCTGGTCGGTCGATATTCCGGCCTGCTGCTGCAGCTGCGCGACAACAAGACATGGGATCAGCCGGCAACTGGGAGCGCCAAGGCATTGGCCAAGGTGATCCCGGCCTGGGCTGGCAGTCTGACCCCGCAGGAATTCGACACTGACCCGAAGTCGGAGCGCTACGGCGAGCCGAAGATGTGGCAGTACACCGAGACGCTGTCCGGCGGCAACGTGAGCCAGCGCAACATACACCCGGATCGCGTGTTCATCCTGGGCGACTACTCGGGCGATGCAATCGGCTTCCTTGAGCCGGCTTATAACGCTTTCATCTCGCTGGAGAAGGTCGAAGGCGGCAGCGGCGAATCGTTCCTCAAGAACGCGGCCCGCCAGTTGGGCGTCAACTTCGACAAGGAAGTTGACCTGAATGCCATCGCCAGCATGTACGGCGTCAGCGTCGACCAGCTACAGCAGAAATTCAACGACGCAGCGCGCGAGGTAAATCGCGGCAACGACGTGATGCTGATCACTCAGGGGGCTACCACCTCGGCCCTGACATCGAACATCCCGGACCCGCGCCCGACCTACGACATCAACCTGCAGACGGTTTCGGCCGCCCTGGACATCCCCAGCAAGATCCTGGTGGGGATGCAGACCGGCGAGCGGGCCAGCAGCGAAGATCAGAAGTATTTCAACGCGCGCTGCCAGTCCCGGCGAGAGAGCGAACTCACCTACGAGATCAGCGACTTCGTGGCGCACCTGATGCGCATCGGTGTGGTTGACCGGAAGGCCGAGTTCACTGTGATCTGGGATGACCTGACCAGCGCGACGAAGGCCGACAAGCTGGGCGAGGCCAAGATCATGGCCGAGATCAACACGGCGGCCCTGGCCAGTGGTGACGCGGTATTCAGTACCGAAGAAATCCGCGATGCCGCCGGCTTCGAGCCGGAAGAACAGCCAGACCCGCTACCCGATAAGGATGATGACGATGGCGAGGGCGAGGGCACCAATCCTGCCGGCGAGCCCGGCCGACCCGACCGGCGTTGACCGGATCGAGCGCGGCGCCATGCTCGAATTCGGGCGGCGCATGCGCAAGATCAGGCAGGCGTACATTGATGGCCTGGGTCGCATCCCGGCGGCATTGTCGGTCAATAAGCGCTACGCCTACGAACTCGACCCGCTGCTTCTGTCGTCGATCCTGTCGATGGCCGGGCGCGCGGTTGACGACATGCTGCTTCAAGGCGGCGAGCAAAGCGTCTGGTTCTTCCAGGCGTATGTCTCGACGGCCTATCAGCGCGGAACGGCGCAAGCCTTCGCCAATCTGGCGCAGCAGTCGCCTGCTTACGCGGGCGGTCAAGAGTCGCTGGCCAGCATTATCCGCTCCGAGCCGTACCGCAGGCGCATTGCCCTGATCGCGGCGCGTGAGTTTGAGGAGATGCAGGGCCTGGCCGGTAACGTCAAGGCCAACATGGCGCGCATCCTCACCGATGGCATTGGTCGCGGGCAAAACCCGCGCGTGATCGCCAAGGCGCTGACCGAGCAGGCCGGCATCGAGTCGAGGCGCGCGAACAGGATCGCCAGGACCGAAATCACCATGGCGCTGCGGCGCGCGCGCTGGGATGAGTCAGACGAAGCTGCCGAGCGGTACGGGTTGAGCATGAGGCTGATGCACATATCGGCGCTGAGCCCGACGACAAGAGCCTCGCATTCAGCTAGGCACTCCAAGCTCTACACCTCCGACGAGGTGCGCGACTGGTATTCGCAGGGGGCCGAGTCGATAAACTGCAAATGCAGTCAGGTCGAGGTGCTGGTCGATGCCGACGGCAAGCCACTGGTGCCGACCATCATCGAGCGCGCCAAGTCCACCAAAACGAAAATGGAAGCCCGTGGCTATGCCTGGGCGAAGGAGTAAGTCATGGCGCGCAGCCGACCCACCCTACAGGTCAACCGAGCCCAGGCCGGGCAGATTCAGGTCAACATCACCACGCAGGTCAACAGCGCAACCATTCGCCGCGAGCAGCACAACGGCCGCGAGCATCTGGTGCTGCCGTCCTACACCCTTCCGGCGAACGTGATCATGAACGGCGGTCTCTACACCGCCGAGCAGATCGACAAGCACTACCAGGCGCTTGAAGGGACGCTGGCCCCGCTGGGTCACCCGACCGTCAACGGCCAGTTCGTTTCGGCGTTCTCGCCCGAGGGCATCAATGTCGGTCACGTCGGCGCCTGGAATCGCAACGTGAAGAAGGCCGGCAACCGCATCTACCTCGAAAAGTGGGTGGATGCTGAGTTCGCCAAGAACACCGAAGGCGGCCGCGAGCTGCTGGCCCGCGTCGAGGCGCTGGAGAAGGGCGAGGACGTGCCTCCGATCCATACCAGCGTCGCGGCATTTCTGCAGCGCCTGGAGCCGAACGAGCAGCAACGCGCCATGGGCGCCGAGTGGGTCGCAGAGATCGCCTCGATGGACCATGACGCCATCCTGCTGAACGAGGTCGGCGCGGCAACCCCGGAGCAGGGTGTCGGCCTGATGGTCAACGCCGACCAGGCGCAGGCGCTGCAGACCAATTCCGGCGCGCTGATTGGCGAGTCGTTCCGCCAGAAGGAGCAGCGCCTCGACCAGGCAGCCAAGCAGCGATTCGCCACTGGCGCCGACGACTACGCCTGGGTGGCGGATTTCACCGACTCGCAGGCCGTCATCATCCGCAACGGCGGCGCCTCCGAGGTGTACGGCTACAAGGACGAGGGCGGACAGATCACCTTCGCCGACGCCGGCACTGCCGTCCAGCGGCACGAGAGCTGGGTCACCGTCGTGGCCAACAGCATCAAGAAGATTTTCCAACCGCAGGCCCGGCCTGCAACCAACCAGCAGGAGGGCGACATGCCTCTGACTCCCGAAGAAAAGGCCGAGCTCATCAAGGAAATCGGCGCCAACACCTCCGAGGCCATCAAGGCCCTGGCGGACACCATCATCAAGCCCCTGGCCGAGAAGGTCGACGGCATGGCTGCCAACCACCAGGCCCTGGCCGACTCCCTGACCGCCAACCAGCGTGCCGAGGAAGACAAGATGCGCGAGGCCGTCAAGGCCAAGCTCGGCGAAGTGGTTGCCAACGCGCTGCAGGGTGACGCGCTGCGCGAGGCGTTCAAGCAGTGCGGTGACGCCGCCGCCATCGCCGGCAATTCCGCCACCACCGCCGCCGGCCTGACCGCCGATGTGGCCAACCTGCCGAAGGAGTAAGCCATGCCCCGTTACCGCCGCGTCAACATCGACGGCAAGTCCCTGTTCAAGACTGAGACTCGCCTCGTATCCGCCGCCCTTCTGCCGGGCACCTTCGCCGTCATCAACAACGATGATGAGTTCGAGGCCGCCCCGTCCGGCGCGCTCGGTCGCGTCTACGTGCTGGGCGCTGCCGAGCATGAGGGCCTGACCATCGCCCAGGCCATCCCCGAGGGCCATTCCGCTGTCGGCAACTACGTCGAGGATGGCCGCGAGTTCGCCGCGCTGGCCGTTGCCGGCACCTACAAAAAGGATCAGCCGATCAGCGTTGGATCAAACGGCCAGGCTGCGGGCGGTTCCGCAAACATCATTGGCTTCTGCCAGGACGACGCCTCGTTTGCTACCGCCGACTTCATCCGCGTGCGCATGCGCAGCGCTCCGGCCGCCGCCGCCGTGACGAGCGTGGATGTCAGCCCGGCAACTGCCAGCATCGCCGTCGGCGCCACCGCCCAGCTGGCCGCCACAGTTTCCCCGGCCGCCGCAAGCTCTGCCGTCACTTGGAGCACATCGGACGGCGCTGTCGCAACTGTTGACGCCGCCGGCCTGGTCACTGGCGTGGTTGCGGGAACTGCAACCATCACTGCCACCAGCGTAGCGGACGGCACCAAGACCGACACCGCCGCCATCACTGTCACCGCAGCATAAGGAGAAGGGCGCATGTTCCTTACCCAGCAATCCCTGGCGGCCCACCCCCGCCTGATGCAGCACTACCAAGAGCTGCAAGCCAACCGCAACATTCTCGCGGCGCAGATCTCCGGCATGGTCAACGGCCACCGCAGCCAGATGACCGCCAACATGCTGGAAACCAACGCCGCCATGACCCCGACCCAGCAGTTTTGGGCCGAGGTGGATCGCCAGACGATCCAGATGCGCGACCAGGAAACAGGTATGGAGATCGTCAATGACCTCCTGCGCGTGCAGACCGTGCTGCCGGTCGGCAAGACCGTGAAGTTGTACCAGATCGCCGGCGACATCGCCGAGGATGTGGCGATCAGCATCGATGGCCAGGCCCCGTACAGCTTCGACCACGCCGACTATTCCTCGGACGGCGACCCCATCCCGGTGTTCACTGCCGGCTACGGCGTGAACTGGCGCCACGCCGAGGGCATGCGTACTGTCGGCATGGACCTGGTGCTGGATAGCCGCGCCGCCAAGCTGCGCAAGTTCTACAAGGAAGTGGTCGGCTACATGCTCGACGGCAGCGACAAGATCAACGTCGACGGCAAGGCCGGCCAGGGCCTGAAGAACCACCGCAACACCATCAAGGTCAACCTGGGTGCTGCCGGCGCCAACATCAACCTGACCACTGCCACTCAGGCTGTGCTGGCCGCGTTCTTCACCTCCGGCGCCTTCGGCACTGCGGCGCGCAACAACTTCGTCGATGCCTACGACGTGCTGTGGATCTCCCCGCAGATCATGGCCAACCTGATGAAGCCGGCAACCGTGAGCATCGGTGGCGACACCCTGCTGAGCGGCGGCACCGTGCTGGACGCGATCAAGCCGTTCATCCCGGCCCGCGAGGTTCGCCAGACCTTCAAGCTCAGCGGCAACGAAATCCTCGGCTACCAGCGCCGCCAGGATGTCGTGTCTCCTCTGGTCGGCATGGCCCTGGGCGACGTACCGCTGCCGCGCCCGCTGCCGCAGACCAACTTCAACTACCAACTGATGTCGGCCATGGGCCTGCAGGTCAAGCGCGACGGCGAAAACCGCTCGGGCGTGATCTATGCCGCCGATCTGACCTAAGGAGGCACGGCATGGCCAAGTACGAAGTGGTGCGCGCCTGGCACGGCGTGAAGGTCGGCGATGTGGTGGAGACCGACAAGCTCCACCCGGCGCTGAAGCCGAACGTGCGTATGATCTCTGGCAAGGTCGCAAAGCTGGAGGTGGCCACCCCGGCGGCCGCATTCGGCGAGCCGAGCAAGGGCGATGTCGCCAAGCGCCTGAAGGAGCTGGGCATCAAGTTCGACGGTCGTGGCAGCCTGGAAGACCTCCAGGCCCTGCTGCCGGAAGGCGATGCGCTGAAACCTACTGCCGAGTGATCGGCACATGACGAGAGGCCGCCTTCGGGCGGCTTCGTCGTTTCCGGCCCTGGAAACGGGGCCACCTATTCAAGGAGTCGGGCATGGTCACTGCCGAACAGGCGCAACAATACCTGCGCAGCCAGGGCGTTGAGCTGCCCGATTTCATCCTGGCCGCTCTGGTGGAGCAGGCCAACAGCGTTGACGACTGCCTGGCGGCCAACTACACGCCGGCGACCGCGCTTCTGATCCAGATGTACCTGCTGGCCCTGATGGGCCTCGGGCAGGGCACGCAGTACCTCGCCAGCCAGACCGCGCCGTCCGGTGCGTCTCGGTCGTTCCGGCACCTGTCGTTTGCCGAGCGCTGGAAGGGCGCCTTGGCGCTGCTGCGCGGCCTGGACAAGCAGGGTTGCGCGACCGGACTGATCCCGCCCGACCCGACCGCCACCGCTCACGCCGGCCTGTGGGTGGCCAAAGGGGGCTGCCAGTGAGCACTACAGCCAATTGGTCCTACACCAACACCGCGACGGTTCGCCCGTTCGTGTCCATCGACCTGATGACGCAGGAATCGGTTTACGGCGAGGAATACCAGATCGCGTGCACCTGGGAAGCTAAGAGCGAAACGATGCGAGACGCCGGAGGCCAGAGCGGCGCGCGCGGCTCGGAGTTCGTGTCCAAGCACATGATCTACACCGAGGACGCGCGCCCCAAGTACCTCGACCTGATCCAGCTCAACGGCTCGGCGGAGTGGGAAGAAATTCGCTCGGTTACGGGCTGGGACATGAGCCCCTTCGGCGAAGAGCCGGATTTTCTTTTGGTGACCTGACATGCCAATCAAAGGAATCGAGCGCGTCCGCAAGGGCTTCAAAGTCAAGCTTGACGGCATCGCCAAGGGCAAGTCCGAGGGCGCCGTCTACGCCATCCTGAGCCAGGGCGCCGCCGTTGCGCAGACCATGACCCCGGTCGACACCAGCAACCTGATCAACAGCCAGTACGCGCCGCAGATCGACGTGCAGGCCGGCCTGGTGTCTGGGCAGGTCGGCTACACCGCCGAGTATGCCGCCCATGTGCACAACGCCAAGGGCGAGCTGGCCGGCCAGGACCGTGCAAGCGGCAGCGGCCAGTATTGGGACCCGAACGCCGAGCCGGGCTTCCTCGAAAAAGGCTTCGAAGAACTGAAACCGTCCATTCCGGCCATCTTGCGGGAGCACTACCGTGTTTGACGAATTCGCCGCATGGGTGTCCGCCGCTCTTGGCACGCAGTACCAGCCCAGTCGCGGGCAGTGGGTCGATAGCTCTGCGCTGGCTGGCGTCTGGATCGCCTCGATTCATGCTCTCGGCGGGCCTGCCGTTGATGTTGACGACCGGCGCCCGCGCTTCCGCGTGATCCTGCTGGGGCCGCGCAATGGCCGGCAGCACTCGGCCGCCATCGGCCAGCACGCCGACAGCTTGGTGCGCGCCACGATTGACGGCGCCGTGCCGTGTGGCGCCGCGCACATCCGCGCCATCACCGAGCCGGCCGGCCCTGGGTACACCGCCGAGAACCGCGCCTGGTACTCGCTGGATTTCCAGCTCACCTACTGACCCAACCAAGCACCCGAAGGCCCGCCACTGAGCGGGCTTTTTCGTTTGCGCCCCTAATCCACAGGAGGCCATCAAATGGCTTGCAAGAAACTAAAATTCCCCGGCAAGGACGTGGTTCTCGAGTACGTCATC